TCACCACGTTCTACACGTCAATAATACTCATGGAAAAAGACTTCTGCGACGAATATCTGGGCAACTACATGTCGCGATTTAGAAATGGACTCGAAGATATGTGCAAAACTATAGAAGAACCCGCAGAAGAAGTTAAGATTATGCACACGATTATCAGAGGTTTTGTCCAAACGGTTGATGCTATCATCGCTGACGAAAACTACGTCTGTAAAACCATGAACGACTTCTTGCATTTCGTTTTTATAAGATTCTGCCGAAAAAACTTCGTGCATTATTTGATGGAAACTCTTTAACGCAGAGGAAACACCCCTTGAAGTTCTTAATGCGCGACTCTGACAGACTCCTGTATCTATTTCCGTGGAACCCGATGAAAACCAAAAAATTAGTCTTTCCGCTTAAAACGGGAGAAGATTCCTGGAGTGTGTGCATAAGACTCCCAGAAAACATGAGAATAGAAGACCAAGAAGACGACTGGCCAGACTTCTGCGTGGATATAGAACCTCACTCACTAAAAATAATAAGATTAGTATCCATATGGTAAGAGTCGTCATAGACATGTGCACGCTGCCAGTCCCTTATGACCTCAACATTGTCTCTAAGTCGGGCGGAGGAAATAGGATCTTTAACAGCAACTACAAGTTCAAGAGCTACATGCGTGATGCTTTAAAAAACGCCTACAAGGGCAGTCCTATTCCACTGGGATCACAAGTGAGCTTAGAGTTTTATGTGCTCTTCCCTCGGCATATAAAGGTAACCAGCAAGCCAGATCTATCCAACATGCTAAAGACTATAGAAGATGCCGCATCTGGGATAGTCTATGATGATGACGCTCAGCTAACTAAAGAATTGCTAATTGCCAAACAGGGGACTAGCTCGGAATGGAAGTTCAGGGTAGTATATCAAACATGGGATTTTGATGAAACTCTATGGCCAAGTGATCTAAAGGACTAACTATGGAATGTAAAACAGTCTGTCGATGGCTCAGGTGTATAGGGTATGTCGACATTATCTTTCATGCTGATGGGCACAAAGAGATCTCCCCCCTACACATGGAAAGGATCTATAAGTTTAGGGAGAAATACCCCAACGAGGTTGTAAACATAAAAGAATTCTTATCAAGACAAAAGCTGATAGGGGACTAGTAAACAGATGGGGGGATAGGGCACAGGTTTAAGTTAAGGGCAAAAGACTTTAAGGATAAGCCTAAGTAGTTGGGGACTGATGACAACAGAAGAGATGCGACAGTTTATCATAGACAACCTAGAAGATGAATCCTTTAAAGAGCGACTAGCTGTAACCCCCATAGAAGATATACATATTACCTACCGCCCAATTGGGTACGCAGCTTGTTTTCCAGACATCTATATTCCACCAGTGACAATTAAATCTGTGGATCACCAAAACGCGAATGTTTGGAGTATAGACTTGCCGCAAGGCCATCCCATAACAAAAAAGATTGAGGAAGATCGTAATAGGAATAACGATTGAAAAGCACCTTTGATCGGATGCAGGACATCATTAAGGCTAAGAAGGAGGCTCTTGCACAACAGCTAGCTGACGAGGAGCTTGAACGGAAAAATCTCGACAAAAAGGCCTGGAAAAAGGCATGGTATCAGAAGAACAGAGATAGGTTTTGCCAGGAGGCTAGAGAGCGTTATCACAAAACAAAAGCTTATCTGACTGCCGAGCAAAAAGAAAGAATTAGTAGGCGAGTTAAAACATACTGGCAAAAAAACAAAGATCACATCAACAAGAAGAGGGCCGAGCTGCGAAAAAGACGGCGTTCTTTGTGTGAGTAGGTCAACAAAAAATAGGGCAGTGCATTGAAGAAAATCACTGGGCATCCAAAGCTTTGTGTACACTAAAACGCCCAGCAGTGTACTCTAGGAGGATATAGTACACTAGAGTGTATACAAATCGCACAAGAAATGCCTCTTTCGTGTGGACATGTTGGCGAAGTGCACAAGAATTAATACAATCCCTTGTAGATGATCGTGCTGAGACTGCCTGATCCGAGCCCTCCTAGGAGCCCGTTCGTAATATTGTAGGTAAGCGGGATGCCGCTATAGGTGGTGTAGGCTGCATACATTGTGTTCCCAGCCGCCAAGATAAACTCTGCCTCCATATTCAATTGCATGACTCCAGGGTAAGCCGAGCTTTGTGGTGAGGTAGCGGCACTTCCACTAAACTGTGACGAGGAATTCGCCCCGTTAATGATCAGCTTCGAATAGGCAGTTACAGCCGTCGATCCACTGTTGGTCATGTTATAAAGAAGGAATCCGAGAGAAATCAAGTATCTTCCAGCGGTCACAAAGGTTATGAGCCCTGTAGTGGTATTGTAGCTGATATAGGGCGACGCGTTCTGTATTGTGTCCCAGACGTAGGTGTATGTTAAGGGCGAAGCTCCAGCGAAAGTAGCTGTGCCGCTGTTAGCCCGATACATGGAGAAATAATAATTGCCAGACGATCCAACCTGTGGTGCCCCAGCTATTGTACCGACTATTGTTGCACTCACGTCATCACCCGTAAAAGTTTATAGAAGAATAGCTATTGTTGCTGAACCCACCAATGCCGAAGGTCGCCCCACCGTTGGTGTTGGATACCTGAACCGCCATGGTCGTCCCAGCGACAGTGTTGTTTATCATAAAGTTTAGTGGCCAGTAGAGGTAAATGCCTTGATAGCTGTTGCCCACGACCATATTCATAGGGGTCACCCAGGTCTGACCATTAATCTCCACGTTGGCCATTAATCCTCCCAAAGCTGTGTTTATTAGGAACGATACATTTAATCGGCAGACATAGGTGCCAACATTGTTAAGCGTGAATATCCCCGTTTGTGAATTATGGATCACGAAGGGCGATTGTTGGAGTATAGTGTCCCAAGAATATGTGTAGGGCGTAGACCAATTGATCGACGAGACGGTTATATTCTTCTCGAATAGGAGTGCCGACCCTGCTACGTTTAGAGCTGTTCCTACAATACCTGGGCTTGTGGCTATATAAGTTGTCAAGGCTATCCCTCCTGAGTGCAGAGGCAGTGGAAGTACGAGTATCCCTGGAGACCGCTGATGGTAACTGGAGAACCTGGAGCAAAGCCCACATAAAACGTCTGTCCCGCGATTAGCCTAATGGGCTTGTTTATGGGGAATGTCATATACCCACTTAGAGCGGCCCCGTAGTTCCAGAAGGACGACTGATGCGTTTGCGTGCCGTTGACAAACAGAATAATTGAGCATCCTATGTTGCTGGTAAATCCCGTTAACGTCACGTTGGCCATGATCTCGTAGAGGCCAGTCACCAGTGCTGTAAATTGGTACGTGGATGCATTGTACGACAAATAGGGAACCGCAGCACCAGCAGGCCAGGGTATTGGAGCAGAAGAAGATATGGGCACCGTTAGGGCGGTGATGCTAGTTGTATAGGCTGGCCACGTGTTTATGCACCCACCGCTTATGTTTAGAGGGACATATGTGCAAGTGGCAAAGGTGCTAAACTGTGAGGGTGATCCGTTAACAAGAAGGCTAGCTCCATTCAGGTTGGGATAAAAGGTAGTCCCTGGATTTAATACCTGGCTGCCGAATACCCATGTGCTTATGGTGTTGCCGTTGTAATAGGTGCTGGTGTTTTTTCCGTTAAATCCCTGTTGAACTACCTCGGTTCCGTTCACATAGAGGCCCATCTCATAGTTAACGGTTGAGCTTATGGGTAACGAGGAATAGGCTTTGATTATGTAGCGACCATACGAGTTGGCTGTCCAGGTGCCAAATGTCGCGCCAGATGTCGAGTAGCTTATCTGTGGACAAGAGCTGGCAATAGTGTCGTACTGAAGCCCACCAGAAGCAGGCAGAGTCCTTGATGTTGATAGGTATACCATTGTCTGCGCGGTCATAGCAGGGTCACTCCCATGTTACAGTAGACGGTGCCAGCAATAAATGTGGTTGTGGAAATGCCTGCTAGGATTATGTCGAAAAAGATCACGTCACCGATGTTAAACTGATCGTCGATTGTGCACCAGACACCACAGAAATTAGGAGCCCCATTAGGGCCTACCAGGCCGCTTTGTGTTGACCCCTGAACCTTATTGACCCCGTTTATACTTAGTGATCCCTGAAGCCCGATGGTGGCAGAATTTCCCGCATTGGTGGTCACGTATACATTGACAGTGTAAACGCCTTTTACATTGATGGTAAACAAGCCGTTAGTGGTGTTATAGGAGCATGCTGGGGTGCCAGAAGCAATCAGTCCTGGGTAGGAGACAGTGTTAAAAATTACAGGGTTACCGCTGCTGTACGTGTAGGAGGTCGTTAAACTGGCTATTGTATCGGTGCCTATTGCTGTCATCTTGTTTTCACCCTATGAACCTGATGCTATTTAGATTATTGGCAGATCCTAGGACGGGTATTGTGCCTCCGCCAAGTATGGTTAGAGAAAAGGAAAATGTATTCCCTGGGAACAGGTAAAGGTCGACAATAAAGGGGCACAGGTAGGCATTTGATGTTGGGAAGCTAGCTCCAGGCCCTATTATGCCCATGGCGAGTGTCGGAGTCATGCTGCTCGACGTTATAACAGACTGCACCGAATGGGATCCAAGGGTCACGAGAGCAAACATCTTGATCAGATACGTACCTGTGGAGGCAGCAGTAAACGTCCCTGCGCTATAGGTTATGGATGGGTCGGTAAGCACGAGGGTGTCCCAGGTCAGAGGGCTGCCAGACGTGTAAGTGTATCCCGTGTTGAGACGATATTGAGAAAGGCCCCCAGACTCTGGGATTACTGTGTAGCCGCCACTAAATCCAATAGAATTAACCAATGCCGTCATAAACTTATTATTTTCCGCATAAACTTATTATTTTCCGCTCTTTCCCTTAGATTTCCCTTTTTTCATCTTCATGGCATATGCAATTGCAACTGCCTGCTTCTGGGTTTTCCCTGCATGGATCTCTGTCTCTATGTTTTCCTTAAACGCCTTCTTGCTCTTGGACTTATTGAGAGGCATACTTCTCCTTGTAGGTGACTGTTGGGGTTACATGGAACAGATTGCTTATAACTCGTGCAGATTGCGCAGCTGATCCTCCTGGTGCTTGCCAGACATTTGTCTCTCTAGCTAATCCTTGGCTAATCAGAGAGTCGACCATTAAACCGTGCCCCATTGATTCAAGGTCGTCTCTGCTCTTGCCAAAAAGTTCTAGAGATAGCGCATTCATAAAGGTTCGCTCTTCATCAGTCACTAGTTATACATTTCTGTTGTGAAGGTTTTAGAGGCGTTGCTTGTCCCTTTTCCATGAGAGAGCATGTGGCTATTTTCTTTGCTCTTTTTTACGTTCTTTTTAATACTCTTTTTTATGTTTTTTTTCATGGTGGTGCTCTTTGGCATGGTGTTTCTCCTTGTGATGTTCTTTGGCGTGATGCTTTTCAGCGTGTCTCTCTACTTTGTGCATGGCTTTGCCTTCTGCCTTGTGTAGTTTTCCCTCTTTGTCGTGCGCTTTTTCCATCATGTGGACTGCTTTTTTGATGGCTTCTATATGTTTGTGCATGGCGATCCTGTTAATTAGTGGTGAATATGAAGTTGAATAAGAATGTCTGTGAGTTAATGCCCACGCCATATATTTCTATCGCTTGTGTTGCTGTGTTGGCAAGGATATACATATAGGGGGGGACGGCTGAAGTGAGGATGGTTGTCAAATAATAGTTGCCTCCAGAGAAAGAGACATTCCCACTTCCTCGAACCCCCACAACAGAGAATCTCCCTCCGTTTCCATTGGAGTCTGTGGCTGTATTAAAGGCGGTAAATTGCCCCTGAATGCTAATAGATGAATTAACTGGCACAGGAAAGCTTAGACACAGTGTAGCAGCCCCAGAAGAGACCACGACGCTGGTGGGAGACACGGGATAGGCCGACTGCTCGATCAGGACAATGTAATCGTTGTCGTATATGCACAGGGGGACGTTTGTGGTCAGGCCTCTATAGGCACAAAAAGTCATTATCGTCGTTGCAGGCCAGCTGTTAGCTATCTGTACTGCCGCTGCACCTTGACACAGAAGGCCAGAGCTGGTGTTAAAGTCTCCAACATACGCGCTCATTATCGGAGGGCCAGAAGGGGTCTGATACCCGCAAAAGGCGACAGCATTTGTTGTCACAGCAGGCAGCGTCAGGTTAACACTCATATTAAACAAACAATAGATTGTACTGTTCGCGTATAGAGGCGTTATTGTAGCTGCACTTACTTTTGCAGAGCCATTGTAGCTTGTTGTCGTGCCACCAGACTGCGTGACGCTCAGCCCTTGTCCTGCGAATGCTGATGCCTGGAATAGGTTATATTGAATGACACCGCCTTGGCCTAATGCTACATAAGAAGAGTTGTAAGCAAAAGCGTTGGGAGCTGTACTCTGGAATATTTGGCCAGAAGCTGTTGGTGCTACTCCAGAGAAATGTCCAGTGTTGCTTAGGGCTGTTGTCCCTGCCGATACCTGAGAAATTACGTTGGAATGGGTCATGTTACCACCTGATAGGATTCCTGGCCGATGAACGTTGATCCATTGATTCCGTTAAAATAAATATTTACACCGCCAACTGCTGGAGTGAAAGTCAAAGACGTTGATGCGTTTAAAGCGTTCACGATGACTGCCCCGTTAGCAATTGTAGGAGCGACACCTAATGATGACCCCTGTTGCATTACGAAGGAATACCCGAACTCATTGCTGTTAACGTTAGCATTGTCGGCTGCCCAAATGGTTCCTGTTACCTGAGTAGAGGTGTTTATTGTCGTCGAGGGGATCTTCACAACAAGAACTGGAGTCGCGCTGGGAGAATAAAAAACTGGCAGCATAGAGTTTATAACGCCACTATTTATCTCGAGCACCGTGAACCCATCGTTAGCAGCAAGGCCCGTGCTAGAAGAGGTTGTCATGCTCTTAAAGAAGCAGAAGTTTACAGTGAAGGGTGTTAGTGCCCCCGTTTGGAAGCCAAGAGATGATCCGCCCGTCTGCTGGGTGAACTGGTTGGTGCCAGATCCATCATTAACCTGGTTTGTGACAATAGCCGTACCTGTGGCGTTAAGGAACCCTGAGACGGTTAATATTATTCCTCCGGTAGTTGGAACCATGTTCATGGTGGCAGAGAAAAGGGCATAGAACGTGGATGTCGTGTAGGTCGGAGTGACTGTCAGAACCAGAAATTGGGCAGCACTGTTATAGGCGTACGTTGTCGTATAGGTCGGCGTGACACCTGTCGACGGGGGGTTTGCCACGACAAGATTAGCCAAGCAACCGCTGCTCGACGCTCCTATTGGGCCAGTGCATGAATAGGTGTTAGCTCCCGTGCTAATCAGTCCTTGCCCAGATGAAGTAGCAGGGATTCCATAAAAGCCTCCAGCGGATCTCTGCGCTACAACGCCAGGAACCATTGTTCCAAGATTGGTTGAATAGGTCATATACCCCCCTGAAGGAAAGTATAGTTATAGCTGCCAGTGAAGCTTTGGCCAGCAATTCCCACCCCATAGACCGAGACAACGTTGCCCACGACAGTATACTGGAGGGACGGTGCTGCTGCGGTTGCTGACGATGGGCCAACCGTACAGGTTGTTGTGGCACCGTTATACTGCACGAGAAACTGGAAGTTAGGGATTGTCACACTGATAAGATTGGCTACGTCAGCAAACAGCACGCTGCCGCTAATATAGAGCGATTGAGGGGCACTAGATCCACTAGCATTGAAGGTGGTTATCAGCGTCGGGGTTGCTCCAGAAAGGCTAAATGTCACTGTGTATGGAGGCAGTGGTGTCGATTGCGCAAATTCCGTTACCATCACGAAGTCAGAGGGATTACCAGCCGTGCAGGTGCCAATGCCGCTCTTAAACATGCATATTGACACGGGAATAACATCCACAAAGGCTATATCTGGAAAATGTAAACTTGCTTGACACTTTCCCGCCGTATTTCCTGTCTGATAATTGGTGTCCCCAGTTGACGCAAAGGGTGTCAAAACGCCTTGTGCACCAAAGAAATATATGTTCGCAAATGCAAAAGTCTGGCTGTTCTGCATGCTAAACGAATAGTTGATTTGGATTTGACTTGTCGGGCTGTGCGGAACAAAATTAAAGGACATCACCTCGGCAGCGGCACTATAGTTGCTCGTGGCACTTCCAGTTTGAGTGACTGTTAGAGACGGAAAAGCAGCACCGCCGAGATTAAACAGGGCGATTTGTAAAGCACCAGTTGAGTAAGATGGCGACGGCAAGTTCTGTTCAGGAAGAAACACATACGAGCCCGCACCAGAGCTAACGAGAACTTCATTAGCAGCAGATGCAGCAATCCCATGGAAAGCCCCAGAGGTGTCCATATAGGTCACTCCAGGAGCTACCGTTCCAATCCCTGTAGAAAACGACGTCGCCATTTAACAATCTCATAAGATATTAGGCTAGCGTGAACGATCCACCAGTCAAGTTTGTCAAGATGAATGTCAAGTTAGCAACCAAGCACACTGTTGACGCAAATTGGTATTGAGCCGTTGAAGAGAAAGACCCTGCTACCGAAGAGGCTGTTCCAACGGTAAAGATTTGCTGAAGTGCGTTCAACTGAACTTTGAATCCACCTGCGCCGAAAGCAGCGTATTGGTTAATAGATCCAAAGGGGACGGTAGTAGGCATTGTCAGTGTTACCAGACCAGCGTTATTTGCTGAGTACCCTTCGTTAATGATCATCGTCGCAGTAGTCGACGTAACGTTGTTATAGGGCAATGCTAGTGTGGCAGGGGGCAACCATGAAGGCGTTGTATTAGCTCCTGTAGATGTCCAGATAGATCCTGCTGCACCTGTAGCTACGCCTGTGAATGCGCCTGTTCCGCTGTTGTAGATAGTACCGATTCCTGCGGCGATTGAGTTGGTCGTTGTCATTTGAGAAATTCCCTGTTAAGTGAAGTTGAAATTACCGTTATTGGCGTTTAAGATGTCCCAAGTCAGATTTGCTGTTACGCAAACAAGCTCTAGAGATGCCCCCTGGAGGATTGTTGAAATGCTTCCAGGTTGACCTATCGTTGTGTATTGGGTTGGCAAAGATAGTATTTGTTGTCCTGAGTTTTGTGCGATAGTGAACCCAGGGTATGTAGGATTTCCGCCAGCAGTATAGACAACAGCCAGGACGACTATCTTGTCTCCCACAACACTGGTGACTGGAAGCGTTAACGTTATTGGGGCTGCTTCTCCAAAGACTAGATAGCCATAATTAGAGGCCATGCTTTGAGAGGCCCCAACGGTTACCCAGGTTAGAGGTTGATTGCCAGAGCCGCCAGCTTGTAAGCTTAAGAATTGCCCGTCGCCCACATACATGTACACTTGCTGAGTTGATGGGATTACCCATAGACGGCCAATGGCCATGTTCTGCGTGTATAGCGCACCGTTAATAGGAGGAGCTGTCGCAACAGTCGTTCCAGATGACGTTAATGCGTTGGCAGAGAATATGTTGGGGGCTGTAGACGTTAGCGCAAGGTTAGAGGTCATTATTTGTCTATTGCGGAGCTATATATGTGACAGAGCAAAACCCACTGGTTGGAAGAGCTGCATTAGCCTGGAATCCAACAGATGTAGAGCCACTGCCTGGAACTTTGTTGGACTTCATATTCAGCACGAGAACCTGGCCAGCAGATAAGTGTCCTTGGGTTGAAACGCCTCCAGACAGGGTGTAGTCAACCATCTCGTTCGTGTAGTTACTTAACACCAATATGGCACTCGTGGCTATAAGCGTCTTAAAGGTGGTGTATGATGCAGTTATCGATCCGAAGGGAACATCTATTGCTGGAACATAAACAGCCGTTGTCGGATCTGGGTAATTTCCCTTGCCGCTATTAACTGGAGCGGACATCTAGCGCATTCTGCTTTTTTGGATGTCTCGAATACCTTCTTCCTGACGCTTGTCGATTTCTGCGGGATGATCAGGGTACATCGGCCCTGGGCCCATAGATTTGTTGGTTCCCTGTTTGCTCTTGTAAACTCCCTGGGGGATTGTCTCCTTGGGATCCCAGTGGGGCTTGTACGGAAGGTCGATTTTGGCCATATAGTTTCTCAATCTCGTCTAGATTAGATGCAGAACTGTTGTCTTCGTTCAAAAGTAATATTAACTCTTTAACCTTATCGATTCCATATCTTTCTATGAGAGGAACTAACTTTAATAATGACTCCGTATTGTTTTTATTAGCAGTGGATTCGTTCTTGGCAACTTCTGCATTTCGCTCGTGTTCAAGTCCTTCGTAAGACCCTGCTCGAGCATTGTGAGATTTTGCTAGGTTCATCTGCTCTAGGGCTTGAGCATTGAGCTTCTTGATTTCAGCTTCAACAAGTGCAAGCTCTAGGGCTAGTTTCTGGCTCTCTGCTTCTCTGGTTGACTCCTGCTCTTTCTGTAGGGCCTCTATAAGCTCTTCTACGCCCGTGATGGGTGCAAGTCTCAGTCCTAAGTCTATGGGCAATTTGACCCCTAGCATCGCGCATATCTCGGACGTGGTTACAAACTGGTTGCGCTTCTGAGCTGTGGAGTAGGCCGCATCTTCTATGACGAATCGGTAGTCCGTGGGCTCTATTCTAAGGAACTCTTCGCAGGTCTTGTAGTCAGGCACATTGAGGATCTCTGCCACTTTTGCTGCTGACCAGTTGGCTGAGATGATCTTTGATTCTAACATAGCCATGCGATGTCTCGTTTCGTCTGTGTTAGCCCAATATTTCTGGAGTGGTTCATCAGAAGCATCTTGTCGCAACATGTCCATGATTCCAGAGGTCGATCCCTTGTCTGATCCGTCAACGATTGGCTTGACTGACGAGGCCATTTCTGCCGATTGCATCAGGTAGTCGATGAGCATGAAGTTGCTTTGGGGAATGGTTACTGGAGAAAGCTGCCCTACTTCTGGGGAACCCTGTTTTCTGACTATATTTAATGCTTCTCCTGTTCGTGAGGCCATATCTTCGTCTACAAGCTGGTCTTCTTCGAACTGAAGGCCCGAGTTTATGGACGATTCTAATATGTTGTGATTCTTTAATATCGCGTGATTGACCAACATCTGCTGTGAGAACATAGCATCGGGATATCCGCGAACTCTAAACTGTGGCACTGGATTTTCAGGGTTATAGTCCCAGATGAAGGAGATGAGTGGGCAGTCGTCGATGCCGAGGTAGTTATCGTATTCTTGCACTAGAACTTCATTGACGACTATAGACAGCCGCCAGCGCGTAGAGGGAATGGTGACAACTTGAAACTTTAATCTCGGGTCGTTGAGAATGTCTTCAGGGAGCTGGCCCTCTTCAAAGGATTTTCCCTGTATGGGGGACGGTTCAGTGCTGATATATACATTCTTGTTGTAGGGCACTTGATGCCAAAAACGGCTGACAGCCACGGTACCTAATTGTCTGTTGGTCTGGGCTTCGGGCATGAAAGAGAAGATGCTATTGCTATAGGAAGCTGTTGACATGTTGGCAATCTTATCTGCTGCTTCTGGGTAATATTTCATGGCCACATGCTTGTCGAGATACTTGAGGAGCCAGACATATTTGCAGTCGGTGAAGTTGATGATGTCTCGACAAGTGTAGTCGTAGATTATGGCGTTGTATTCGTTGATAGCGATATCTATCTCTCCGTTGACGAAGTCTTTTGTACGATTCAAGAAGAGCTCGCCTATGGCCAATCCAGTGATCATTCCGTGTTGGAAGCCTCGAGAGAACTTAGAGCTTAATCCAGACCTGTTATCTGCGTAACTCAACATCTTGGTGTAGGCGGTGGCAATTCTGTCGTAGGCGGGTGAGTTAGCAATACATGTCATGCTCTTTCTGTTTTTTACCTCTCGACCAGAGATGGCGTTGCATTTAGAGTTGACGATGTTAAAGCTGTAGCCGTTCTGTGCGTTTGTTTGAGCATTAAAGACAAAGCCACCAGAGCCCTGCATCTGCATGTAAGAGGTTGCCCCGCAATACATAGCGAGAGAGCCACTAGCTCTTATCCAGCGTTGCTGTGTGACACCTATGTCTTGATTGCGAATTCGGCTCATTATAGATACAGCGTCGCTGCTGCCGTAAGCCCCTATCAGAAGTGAAGTTGTGCCTTGGATTATAGGACTTGGAGGGTTAAACGACATAGCCAAACTCCAGAGTTATGAAGGCTTTATACGAAGACCAGTTAGAAGTTGTGGTTTGTATGGACACGGCCGCTGTTGATAAAGTGAAAAATATTCCTATGCTGTCTGCTGGGTTGGACACATTTATGTACGGAATGGGAATGGATATCGATCCGTTAGTGGCTATACCAGAAATAGATGTTACGATCAGGTTAGGCGAAGGCTGTATGGTGCTAGCGATTGTCGTGGTGCCTATCAACAGGGACGGGGCATACAGGATTATTCGACTGGTTTGAGTGCCATTGAAGGTGTTACCAGTGATAGAGGCCTGATTGGAGTGCAGCCCGATTGTCCGAGAGTTAACAGCGGAGGCCACGTCATTGCTAAACTTGTTTAGAGCACGCAACAGGATCTCTGGCGAGTTACTAACGTTAATATCAGAGAATGATCGTGTTTGTTGAAGAAATGGTGAAGTCATAATACATGTTAACATTTGATGAATGTCTTTGCAAATTAATGCGTCAGATGTTAGATGTTTAGTGTAACTTAACCCCAATAGCAGGAGCTCTATGTTTGATGAGGAAGCTTTAAAATGGTTTTTCGAGATGAGAGAAAGAGTGTTGGCGATTAATATCGTTCTTGGGCCAGAGACGATTCAAGAGATTCTTTACGGAAGGCAAGAGAAAGAAAGTTATTACGACAGAAACAGGGAAAGATGCCTCAGAGAAGCCAAAGAAAGGCGAGATAGGTTAAAAGCTCAGTTGGGTTAAAACAAAGAGTTAGAAGATTTGACATCCTCCCCGCATTAAAAGACGGGGATTCCATACGACGGATAGTGCACGCCTAAGCGAACACTAACTCGTTTCTACGGGTTCCTGCTTCACAGCTCGACGCTATGTTGCCGCTTCAGTTTTACGGCGATGCCTTGCGACATCCCAACTCTATACTACGGCAGCAGAGCATAGTCTTATGTCAAGCTCCACAGGCTTTTGACGGGTCGCCCCTCCGCCTATAAGTGACATTTAATCACAGCACTTATCGTATCGAGGCTGTGTATTTAATCCTATAAAAATAAAAAATCCCCAGGCCTTTTACAGCTTGAGGATAAACGTTGTATTGTTCTATAGTGTAGTAAAAATACTTGCTGGTCAAATCTCTTGTTGTTTATCAGACGGCGGGCGACTTGACGCAGCAATACAAACACATCCAAGCCCAAAAGGAAGGCCCCTGATGTCAATGAACAGTCAAGCCCAAAAGGAAAGCACCTGATGTCATCAATGAACAATCAAGCCCAAAAGGAAAGCACCTGATGTCATCAATGAACAGTCAAGCCCAAAAGGAAGGCGCCTGATGTCATCGATGAACAGACTAACACCAAATCACATTTATCCGAAGAAAAAAAAGCAAAAACAATACGCTTGCTCAAAAAAACTTTCTTCTCTTGATCTAACTGTCTACAGGCATCTTAAGTTTTGGAAGAAACTCAACATCCGAAACGGAACAGGCACGGTCAAGGACACAAACGCCACGCATCCTAAGGTCTACACCTTCCAAACGCTCAAGACGATGGTGTCCTATCTAAAGCACAAGACTCCCAGCGCAAACAAAGACAATGTGCACAGGGCTCTCAAGAAACTAGAACTTCTGGGGTATATTGAGTCGGGATTCTTCGCGCCTAAACGACACTATTCCGCAGCACAGATAAGACGATGCAAGCTAAAACGTCCCTCAAAAGCGCCTGGAGACCTTGACAAATTCCAAAACCGCACCAAGAGCTACACTACGACTGGAAAATACGAAAAAACACTTCGTCGGATGAAAAGTGCGAAATGCATTATAGAAGGTAATAAGAATCCATATAAGACTCATAAGATGTCACCCTCGAAGCTCCTCTTCCCCACAAGAAATTTGAAAGAGAGCTTGCGAAGCACCTATACATCTAACAAAACTAACCGAACTAACGGAACTGACCAGGTTTCTAGCCAGAAAAGCTCTCTTTCAAAACCCAACAGGGGAACTGGCAGAACTGGCCCACCGAGAGTTCCATTAGTTAAAACAAAGTTTACTTCAGCAGCAGAAGTTAAGGCTATTGAAGATAGTGTTCTCCGCGGGGATGCCGTCAAAAAAGAAGAGCTGCGCCACTGGTTCTTTTACCGACTGGCCCGAATTCCGCTTGCCGAGAGGAGATCTCTATGGGACGAGTACGTGCTCACCAACGCAAGGCTAATCGGGTCTGGCAAATTAGCGATAAAAAACCCTGTTGCTTGGGCCAACTTCAAGTACTACGATGTTAAGCCTGCTAACGAAACGCTTGAAAAACAGAATCTCTATGTTAGCGAGCAACTCAGGCTGCATGAAAAGCGGAAGAAGCAGCCATCAATGCTTGCAGAAGAAAGGCCTTTGAAGAAGATCTCTAGTGAATCAGACCTTGACGCTTTGAATTCCTTTCTTAGGTCTATGGGAGGACAAGAGCTATGCATACAGGACGTGTTGCCAGAAATTAATCACGATAAAGTTCTTGCCTCACAGGGATATGTTTGTGAAGATAGGTTTGCGCATCTTTTTTAACCAACACATCGAGATAGGAGAAAAAATGGATATAACGCGTTGTAGCTGGTGCGGAGCTTGTGACTTTGAGAAAGGAGAGCCACCATTTCATCTTCCTGGTGATAGGTCTGTTTGGATACTGTGTAGAAAGTGTGGGCTTAACGACTTGGTATCACAGCGTGTTACTTCGACTCCAACTCTAGCAGAGGGAGACTAGATATGGAATACCATCAAGTCGATGCAGGGCTATTTCGAGGCAAAACTTGCCCTTGTGGAACCGATGAGTGGCGTTCCTTTGGCTACAAGAGGCATGATCCCGAGACACATGTTGGTTATGTTGATGCTAGGGAGTTGAGGTTGGAAAACGGAAATCTTCCTGGTGATTATATCTATGAAATGCTGTGTGTCTCGTGCAAAAAAAGTCTATTTAGGATGAAGACTCGTCTTTCGGGAAAAACGCTAACTAGCATTTCTTATTAGATGACCTGTCCCCGCTCAGTCATGTTCATTAGGAGTGCCGCTAACACCACAGGGCTTTGGCAGTAATTAGTAGTCTGCATCTGTGTGTCTGACAGGAATAGCGATAGCTGTAGCGTCTGCCCTGTATTAAGAACTGGCATTCGATGCCATATGAAGCTTTGTTGGTATTGCAGTCCCGATAGACCTAGGTTGGTGTCTGGTGATGTGCCGATGATGTTTTGTAGGATTACCGCATCGCCGATTGTATTGTCGGTTGAAAAGGGGATGAAGTCTTGAGATACATATCCCGATATCTGACCGAAGGGTGTTGTGCCGAATAAAAGTCGTAGTGTTGACAGTTCGGCTCCTTGGCCTATTTGCCAGTTGGGGTTGAACTGCTTTGTCTGAATTAAAAAGTTGTCAGTGACCGCAGCGACACCTAGTCCACCATAAACCCCTGTTGTTAGAGCCGCTACCTGAATGTTATTGTTGTCGATGACCTGCACGACAAGGGTGCTAATGCCATTTAAAGAGGTCGTCCCCAGGCAGTTTTCTATAAATATATATTGGCCTTGCAGGAGGTTGTGGTTGTTGATTTGAAGGGCTGTGTAGGAACTCTCAGGGGTCACCGACTGGATAATCATGTAGGGCTGGTTATAGGTGGCATTTCCCTTGAGAAGGACAGCTCCTGTGGGTGTTCCCCCTGCTACTTGTGTTGTCCCTGTGGCACCGCTCAAATCACCCCAGTAGGGAACTGCTGCCCAGGTCTCTTGAGTGTTCCATGTTAAAGAGTCTTTTTGTTCTAGGTACTGTCCGTAGCAGGTAAATGTCTCTTGGTAGAAGCTCCAGTTATTCTCTATGTGATTAAGGACTATGGTCTGGGACGGGTAGATGAGCGGGTCTACGGGGAAAGTAAAGTATATTAGCTGCTGTAGATAATCTCTGATGCAGCAGACCCTTAGCAGTCCGTTGTTGTCTCTGGAAATGTTTTGTGTCGCATCAGGAATGGTCATTGCGTCTATGCGCTGAACGTCGTTGGTGGTTGCTAGTGTTATGCCAACAGTGTTTATGCCTAAGACCGCGTTGTCAAGCAGAACTGATGAGAATGGGCATATAGAGCCATAGACGTTGCTGATTGTATCGCTGACAAAAGGCTGCAGGAAACTGCTAGTGGCAACGACTTTTACGTACGAGAAAGACATCCCTAGGATTAGCTGCCCGTAAGAGACTTCTGCTGAGACTATTGCCTGGTTGCCTGCAATATTGATGAATCCACCTGTTCCGATGGGTGTTTCCCACCAGGCACTGGGATCTTCCGTGTATAGAGCTTGGTTTATTTGGCTGTATCTTATCGTGCTAGTCTCTTGGATGACATTCCCAGCAGCAGAAGTTAGCGTTGTGCCTAACATAAGAAGTCTGTTACCGTACTGAAGGATCAACTTGGCTCCCGTGATGTAATATACGGTCTGTCCGAGGCCCGAAGGGATTATTGGGGGAGCAAAGTTCTGAAAGCCTGAGTAGGAGGGTGTCTCGAGATATATTCTTATGCCATTAGCCGTTGGATTGGCTGCGCTTGAGGTCAGGTATTGACAGATGCCCCCGGATGTGTAGGCAGATAATGTCACTGTTGGGCCCGATAGAGTGGCGGTGAAAGTTGGATTTCCTGCTATTGTCACTGTTCCTACAAGTCCGTTTATCTCAGTCATCCCCGCAACCTCATAGAAGAAAACCTGATCCCCTACTACTAGATCGTTGTTGACGATGGATACAGTCACGAGATTGGGGCCGATAGAGGTTATGTTGGTTACAAACTTAGCATTAATGGCAGACTGGCCGTTAGTCACAAAGAGCACGTCTTGATAATTTTCAAAGTCGAACTGCTGGTAGTCGGCTCCGAACCACTGAACAGGATTGGGGGGCACAGCACTCATGGCATAATAAGAGGCGTTAAAAAAAGATCTTGTCGTGTAGTTAAATGTGTATGCGTAGCTAGTGTCGAAGACGAGCAAGAAGAAGTTGGTGTTGAACGTAGCACTTTGGAAAGTTCCTATGCCCATCACGGGGAGTCCTGGATAGTATCCTATGGAAACAGATACAGTAGTACTTGGGGAGACGTTGAAGAGAGTGAGCTCCCCTGTGGCGTAATTTAAGGTACCGTAGACCGTGTCACCCAGAACGACTGATCCGAGTCCATTATCGGTGTAGATCGTCGATCCTACAGTCACCATGAGAGACACTGGGGAGAATGCTGAGAAAGGAGTCGCCGTGACGGTTATCGTTGCTGAAAAGGTGCCTGATATGGTCGTTGTTCCGATATCTTCGGGGCCGTATTCTAATTCTAGTTGACCTAGTGTTGATGTGCCTAATTTCTTAGAGACGACTCCCCTACGCGTTGTGGCATTGATAAGATTGGCGAATTCGTCGTCTTGAATAGCAAATGCGGGTAGATATTGGTTGACGCCCTTAGAGAATCCTTCGAGTAGCATAAATCCCTATTGACCGATTGCTATGTAACAATAGGCTCCTTGACCAGCGGTATTAAGCCTGAATCCGTTGACGGTAACTCCAGTTACATTATATGCCCCAGGATTAGCCGTCCCCGCTGGCATACAAGAAAACAAGGATATTACCGACGGGAATGGCGTGTTAAAGGTTACTTGGAAGCTAGCACCGTTGTTTGGGTTGGAGATGGCTCCGATCTTTATTATCTGTGAGTTTAACAAGAAGCTGAACTCGGTAATGGAAGCCCCGCCAGACGAAGTGTTGTTTGGAACGGCTATAGTGGTCAACTGGATAGGATTAGCCGCAACGGCAGTGGGATATTGCAAGAATAACTGAGGAATAGTAGCAACCAGAGCAGAGAAAAGTCTCGCATTGACAGGATCGGCAGCGGGTGTTGTTCCTTGTACAATGTAGGTGCTCTGAATGTGCTGGCCTACGTCTGTGGTCGACCCTAGGGCATTGTGCTCTTGAGAGAAGCCGTCTCCAATGGTGTTAAAGTTCGTGTTTATCTTCGGAGCAGAGACTATGAGTGCTTCGTTGATAGTGGCAGGTGTGTTGGGACTCCAGGTCGTTGAAGCTGACGAAGCCATCAGTTGTTGTATGGACGTAGATCTGAGCTGAAGGTATCGGGGAGCTGTGGCGTGGACTCTCATTATTGTTGTTGTCCTAGTTGCTGCTAGTTGCTGTAGGGAACCTGAGAGCCAAAGACAGCCCCCGAGAATCCTGAATTAAAGATGGTCGGGCTTCGGGACTGAAAACGTTGCCTAGTGGAAATCCTGAGTAACATGCGTTCTTGCTCTTTGAACAGGCCGTCTAATATTTGGAGTTGGCTAAGGTCTTTAAGTTCTAGTAGCATGTATCGGGCTGTTCCATAGGCAAAATATTTAAACATATTGTTAATGATAACAGGCTGAGAAGTGTTCGCATAAGCCACGGGGTTGACATAAGCCCCAACGCCGACAACATAAGATCTATCGGGAACGGTTCTCATGGTAAATGTTTGGTTGTAAAAAAGACAAGCACTGGGCTGCCCCTTCTGATAGGTTTGCGTGTTGGCATAGATAGTCGTTCCCGAGGGCACAGGATTTGGGAAGGTTACCGTTGCAGCTCCAGTCAAATAATTAATTGTCCCGCATGGTTCAGAAGAACTGTTCAGGAGGATTCCTAATCCGTTATCAGAGACAACCATGTTTGTGTATTGATCACTAGCGGCAGAAATATACAAGCCAGGGTATACGGTTCCTAGAAAGTCTGTGTAACCCCTAACAGATGGGAAAGGGATCATTATGGAGTATGTGGAAGCCCCAGAGCCCATCCCTGCTGTTGTCGTGAAGTTATTGAGCACCCAGTCTAAAGCGAACCTGTCAGGGTCTTGATAGGTGGTGACGGGGATACCAATGACATAGACGTTGCCGAAGATGCCTGTGTACTGGTTCTGTGGAAATACATACTTATCGACATTTTCAAGGGTGATAAACCGATACCAGGTCTTATAGCTTAACATCTGAATGTTCTGAGGCATGTCCTGAGTAACAAAGATGTTTATATAGTTTAGGATCGTGTCGTCGGTGTACTGGTAGGCGTTAGTCCCCTTTATGTTGATACGCACTTCGTCTATTAACTGTGCTACAGTTGCAGTAGCGGTCATGGTTATCCAGCCAGTCTAGCAACAGGAGAGGGTGTTGCTGTGAAGTAGTACTGAGGGCGAGTAGCCTTTGTCTTGAAATACCTACCTGATTCGCTATAGTGTTCTTGGTGCATGTTGCTTGCTATCTGCTCTGGTGTCAGGGCTTTGCAACTTAATACGCAGGGCGTGCAGGTCTTGTTGATCCATAGAATGACGTGTCGGGGAACAGATATCTTTGTTGAGTGTGGGATGTGCCAAAACTCCATGTTGCTCCAAATGGTTGGGTTGTAGCAAAAGGTTAATTCTGAAAAAGCCCCCTCTTGAGCAAGAGCAACGTTGCTGTGTAAATAGCACTCGACATAGTCGTGAAGCCAAACAAATTCTTTTCTGTCAGACTCCGTCATATCTCTTACCTTGCCACGTTGTAGAGGCACTGTTTGATAGGGAAAGATCTTTTTGGCTGGCTTCGAGCAAATCTCTGTGAATGTCCCAAAAATGTCTCTGTGCTTGTAAAGCTCTTCTTGGGGACTATCAGGAACAAAGTCCTCTATTGGAGAGCAGGGCTTGACTATCCCCATTTCTTTTGCCCGCGCCTTGGCTTCTTTAGCAAGTTCATGTATTTCTGACATAATTTTTCCTTGTGGTTGCTTAGCTAGGGATTTGAGGAGGATAGGTGGTGATAATGCCAGCTCCTTTCAACTCAGCAGAGATTGTTCCAGCACCTGTTCCGCAGACGTTAGCTCCTAGTCCTAGAATCCACTGGGGATTGAACAGCGACGCATTTTGATAGTTGTAGGGGGTCTGTCCAAAGGGCGTTGTTTGAGGCGGGGTTGGCTTGTTAGTAGACCAAACGGCCGCTGTTGGGAACGCAAAGGGCAGAACGCCAGAACTGTTAGCGTTGATGGTTATCGAGTTAGGAAGAACAGTGTTTATGGCCGTTATTGTCCATGGATTGGGGTTGCCATATTCTTGTCTGTTTAGGCCCTGGGCACCATATTCAGCAGGAATTGTCAAGTCTACCTGTCCACTACCTCCACCAGGAGCAAGACCAACAAAGTAGTTGTGAGTGACTGCAAGCTGTATCGTTGTGGTCAGGCCTGTTATTATCTTCGTGATTAAGTTATTCGCAGGGAAGGTTATTTGCGATAGCGGATACACAACCTGGGCGTGAAAAGATGTGGCTCCAGCAGCAAATCCCGATGCATCTAGATATGGAATCGTGAAGCTAGTGCCAGTGACGTTAGAAATCGTAAACAAGAATCCATTAAGCTGAGGGGCTCCCACGACATTGGTCAGGCGAACTGTCTGTCCATTAGAGAAGTTGGTACTAGCAGTCGGAATAGATGCCACAGCAGGGTTAGCGGCCGTTATGGTCGTTCCATTTGTTTGCACAGGAAAGATCGGGGGAGCTGCTTGGTTGTATAAGCTAATACCTCCACTTGTGGCTACGACGCTTTGAACGGCTGCGGTGGAACTTACGTTCTCCAGGATGAGTGCTGTTCCTTGAGCCATATAGTTGTTCCAGTAAGCTTCTATCATAGCTGGTGTTCCTGGAGAGGTTCCGTAGGCCGTGTTGTTATATAACTTGATGCTCGTGTATGGGCCTGTCAAAGGAATCGATAGAGGACTTCCAGTCGTGGTGATAATTAATGTATCGCCTTGTGGTTGCACGATGCCGTTCATGATCGAGGATGTAGGAGGGATTGACATGTTTTTACTTGTTTAGTTTGTGTTGATACTTTAATTACGTTACGAAAGTAGAAGTTGATCTAATGTTAATAACCCACAAATTTTGTGTTACACTAGTTCCAAAATATGATTTAGTAGAGATACTAATTTGTAATCCGGCCGCATTTGAATACTCAGGAGGCCTGTAGATAGTTTCTAGAGCATTTCCCCCTAGAGAAACACCGCAGTAGGGAAGACCTCCACCAACGAATGTATTCAGGACTGTATTTCCTTGCGCAGAAGCGTTCAGCTCGACGGGAACGTTGGCAGATGTCCAGAAGCGGAATCCTGGAGGAGCAGAACCAAATTCGGCAGGCCCACGCTCGTTGTTTTGGATAGGGTAGCTCATGGTTTGCTGAAAGCCTGCAACACTCGTCAGCGATGGGATCAACTGATGGTTTGCTAGAGCAAAGTAACTGTTCTGGACTGGCTGCGTATTGAACTGAAGAGATCCCTCTTTACCTTGCATAGCAAAAGGACAAGCAGCAATCTTTAGGACGGTAAAGACGTTCATCAAGTCGGGGGCACTAATCTCTGTCGGAGAGTCAGAAGATGTTCCGTAACGACAGTTGTATGCAGAGGCATTGTTCTGTAGTGCTAGTCCGTACATGATGTCTTGACCAGTCCTGATGCTCACTGCTAGCCTAACCGCGGCTTCTGTAAGAATTGGAAGCTGATTCTGTTGGACAAAACGGGTGTCGATAAAGATCGATTGAGAGTATAAGTTTACAGCCGTTGGAAGAATCGTGTTTGTTAGCGTTACAACGTCGCCTGACGGAGAAGCTGGCTGGACTGGTTCTATAGCGGGAGGAAGCTGATTAAATCTTGTGACCAATATAACGTTTCCGCTTCGCTCTGGAAGGTCTAGTTGCCTGGCAAACATGGAAAAGTTCATGTCCTGAGTCGGAGTAGCCTCAACTACTGAGCTTAGGTAGACATTTATCGGATAGTTCTGGGTGTTGGTTGAAATTGTCATGTGCGTTGTCGTGGTTTCTGTTTAAGTTTCTTAATAAGACAAAGAGATTCCTGTTTTGGGCATCTTTGCGATCATTTCTCTGATTTGTTGTATGTTTTCTTTGGTTCCTCGGGGAGCCAGATTTTGCAGAGCTAGTTCTTGGGCTGCAATCTGATCGGTGACAGCTTCGGCGGTAGGATGGTAGTCGTTGTGCATGCGCATAGAGCTGCCGATCCGATCTTTAGCTTTTTTTACGCTCTCTTCCCGTTCTTTTATTCTTAGGCATTTTTTGTACAAGAATGAGGCTTTAGCCGCTGGGTCGTTCTCAAGCGCAGAAATGGCGATCATGATCTCGGGTTCTTCTTCTTGTAGTTTCTTTAGAGCTTCATCAGTGACGGTTTTCGAGAATTGCCCACCAGTTTCTGCCTGCATGTAGGTAAACATGTTCTTGGTTTGGTATTCGTTAAGAGCTTGCGATACGATCTGTTGCGTTTTCTCTTCTGTATGTCTGGTAACCGCTGCAATTAGTTCGGGGAGCTTGCTGGTTTCAACAAATGGCTCATCGTGATTAATGCCCGCTTCCTTAAGTAAAGAGGCAGATAGATCGTTCTGAGTTGCGCGCGCTCTTTGTTTTAGTGCTAGCCCTAGTTCCTGATTTTCCCTCTCCAGACGATCAGCTTTTTCCCTCAAGCGATTGAAGTTAAGCTCCTTGTCGGTCTGTGTTTGGGCAGAATCTAAGTCAACGTTTGTCGTCATGATGTTCTTCCTTTTAACGTCAGGATACGAAGTTTAGCGGGTGCGAATCCACTATTACGCATTAATTATATTAAAGGGCATAATACAATTATGTTGAAGCGGAATCTATATTAACTAATACTAAGCGTTATTAAATGTTATTTAAGGCTCAGATAGATAATTTAAGATATGTTCTTGAGAGCAACCATAAGATCTATCTTTGGGACGGCTCTGTTCGTAGCGGAAAGACGACTAACGTTGCGGCTTGTGTGCCCATAATGATGGAGCGAATTCCGAACGATGATTTTTGTATTGTCGGGGTGAGTCAGGCAACAATTGAGCGGAATGTTATAAGATCTTTTAGGCAGATGTTCGGTGATCACAATGTGATATATCGACAGGGGGACAAGCCCAAGGTGTTTGTTTGCGGCCGTACGTTTCACTGTATAGGGGCTAGCGATCTTAGATGTGAGAGCAAAATCAAAGGAGCCACGTTTTCAGGGTGCATAGTTGACGAGGTTTCTGAGATGCCACAAGAGGTCTTCTTAGCATTGATACAGCGTATAAGCCCGCCTGGTGCGTTCATGATGTGCACAACGAACCCTGACTCCCCTATGCATTGGCTAAAGACTGATTTCATCGACAGAGCAGAAGAAGTGGGGCTGAAGCATTTTATCATGAGGTTGGAGGACAATCCATCGTTGCCTGAAGATTATATTAGGACGTTGAAGGCCTCTAATACGGGCGTTTGGTATAAGAGGTTCGTGCTTGGAGAATGGGCAAAAAGTGAAGGCTTGGTATTCCCCTCTTTTGATGATAGCTGTGTTATAGAGAATGCTAAGCCGATAAGCCCTAAATACAGTTGTGCTGTTGACTTTGGAACCAAGAATCCCTGTGTATTCCTCTCTATAGCCCAAGATCTAGCTGGCTGGCCCCGCATTTGGGTTGATGAGGAGCGTTATTTTGATTCTAAGGCAGAGGGATATTACAAGACTGAGATGGAAAATGCTCTGGACTGTGTGGACTTTTGCTTAGAGAGAAACATAGGGGAAGTTGTCGTTGATCGCTCGGCGTTTTCGTTTATATTGACGGTTCGTAAAGAGGCCAAGAGACGCGGAGTCCATCTAAACGTCATGGCAGCCAACAACAATCAGGGGCCAGATAGGGTTCGAGGTTCTGTGCTGCAAGGGATATATAGTGTTGGCAATCTGTTTGGCACTGGAGACCTTAAGATTCGGCGCAGATGCAAAAATCTAATTAAAGAGATACATTCGTATTCGTGGAAAGATAATACGCAATATACAGAGAGTGAAGAGCCTATAAAGGTTAAGGATCATGCCGTAGACGCATTGCGATATTATGTTAGCACCATTGGCTTGAAGAGCGAGAGGAAGCCCAAGCATTTGTGTTACAATCACCTAACGGACTGTCCAGAGAGTTTCGAGATTAAAAGTAATAATTATAAGGTTCTTTTCTAATGAAAAACAAACTGCTATCGTCAATAGTGCTCACGGCAACAATGTTAGGGTGTTCCTCTTGTGAACATATAAATAGACATCTTGAGGCAGCTTCTGTGAAGTTCAGCGTTAATATCACTAATGATGTGCGACTGGAAGGCGAGGTCAAGGAGGGAGAGAAGGAGCCAGAGAATGTTAGGCCAGAGCCAAAGCCATCGGCGGAGACAGACGCTCAGCTTCGGGAGTATGGCAAGCATGCTTTTTCTAATATCAGAAGACATTTTCTAGAGCAACAAGCAGAGCGGGAAAGATTGCAAGCGGCTGGTTTGGTCGACGCAGAAGGTCAGCCTGTGCAAGAAAACACATCGCCTGAAAAACAGTGAACCACTCCCCTCTTCTGTTTGCATAACATGATTTCAGTTAGCACCACGTCAGTGCCTCGGCATAGGGAGAGGGGACTAAAGTGTTGGGTTTGTGGATGAAGAGGGGAGTGGTTTACGCTGCTCTAATGTTTTCAAATGTTTATCCACGTTTCTAGTTCGATGAGCTGTTTGAGGACTTTGCCGTCAGGACAGAACCAGGGCTCTTCACAGTTCTTCCAGTCGATCAAGTCTATTAGCTCTGACCATTGCTGCCAAGTTTGACATTCTTGAGCGAATTTGTCTTTAGCGTTAACGTCTTTGTACTTTTCGAAGATAGAGTCTAGGTTTGGCTTGCAGAAACACACGGCACTACCAGTCGAGAGGATCGGAATCGGTTTCTTTAGGCTTTGGCATGGGAATTTTCGCCTTGTCTTCTAGGGTGTAAGTGATCCTCCAGACTAATGTACAGAGTCGAATCAGGATCTTGTGAACTGTCTTGAGGATTGGGATTAGTGTTTTAAAAGTCATAGCCTATTTCGTATATCCACAGTGTTTTGTTTTCTCTAATGTATGCGTCTATTCTGAAGTGTACACAGTTGTTAGATTCTGGGGAATTGTAGTATAGGTAGGCTATTAGAATGTTAAGTATCGCTTTCTTTATCAACATGGTCGTCTATATACTTTAGTTCTTCATCAACGATGTCAAAGAGTTCGAGAGCTGCTGCTGACTTTGCCCTGAAGTAGTGGTTTCTAAGGATAGGGTCTTTAATGACTCGGCCAGCAAGGTCTTTGAGTGATATCGCTCCAGCAGTAGCGGCGGCAGGGACTATTCCTTTCGATGCTCCTGGGATGATGCCTAGTCCTGCAGCAAGACCCCACCATGGTTTTTCCTTGAGATGCTTTGCTAGTCGATTGGTGATGCCAGGATTATTAAACACTACGGATGCGGCGTGATCGGCAGCTCGGTTTAATTCTGCGAACTTCTGGGCTCCTGGAACGGCATAGGCAGCTTCTTTGAGGCCAGGACTAAGGTCAAATAGGATTTTATTTATGGAGTTTATTTCGTCTTTTGAGAATCCTGACATCGTCTTGACCTTGTTGGCAAGTTTGCTGATGTCTTTGGAAAAGTCTAAGACGTCTTCTATAGAATGCGATTGTTTTTTTGTTAGTAGAGCGGCCTTGTGATGCAATTCCCCCTTAAGAAATTTAGAGGCAGCGCGACTGTTTAGGTTTGAGGAGTCTTCGAGGGCTTTTCCAAGGGGCTCTAGTAAAGATCTTGTTTTAACTACTTTTCCAGCAGGACGTGCGGCTTTGGCCAGAGCATAGGCCTTGTTAGTAGCTGCCTTGAATCCCGAGGGGCCTGCTAGGTCTATTCCCAGAGCAATCTTAGGATAGCCAGCCTGATCTACAGCGTCAGCAACGAGTCCTGTGCCTATTACGTAAGGGTTGAAGCCAGAGAATACGGCTCTTTTTGCAGCATTAGGGATCGCTTTTTCTATATAATTCTCTAAGTAACCACCATACCCTTCTGCTCGAGTGTTGAAGTAGTCGGGGGCAATGGCATTCTCTATGTTCTTTTGGTGCTCTTTTGTTGATAGTTTTGTCTGGTCGTACTTGTCTTGATCGGGGACTTTGCCTGTTTTTGCGAATTTTGTGAGGAACTTGTCTTCGGGCTCTTCTTCTTCTAGGTGTGCGGAGCCAAGTTCGGCTGTTTCCCCAGCAAGATATGTGAGCCCACGATGCGCGCCTTTGCTAAATCCTGTAGCGATATCTTTTGCGTGGCCTAGAACACCTTTTTCTGTGGATTGCGTGGCTGAGTTGCGATCGACAGTAGTCTTGTGCTTAGCCCATTTATCTCTAAGTTCTTTGATTCGGGGGTCGAGAGATATTTCGGCATCTTCTGGAACTTCGGCCTGCTCGTCAAGCGGGTTGCGTAGCGGCTGTGCCAACGGGTTGCGTAGCGGTTGTTCTTCGGGTGTAGCGGCTGTGCCAACGGGTTGCGTAGATAGCGTAGCAGCGGTGTGCGTAGCGGATTTGTTACCCCACTTTTCGTTAAAGGCTTGGATCTTTTGTAGCTGTTCAGGGGTGTATTGTCGGGTCGCGCTCATTGAGAAAGTAGCTGTTGAAGTTCTAGCTGATCCCTCTCGAACTCTTTTAGGTCTTTATACTTGACGGAATGCTCTTCCCCGTCGAAGCCCTGAACATGAATCGTCTTGTTTCCGTTTTGCTTGAGGAATCTCTCTTCGGAAGCTTGAATCATGTGCTCGACGAGCAACGGGTCACCACGGCCATATTTTTTGACGAGGCGATCATAGTCATGGCCAGCTTCGATGGCATTTCGTCCGAGGTCTACAATTGACTGAATAAGCCTTTTGCGGGCATCTGCGCTGTTGACGTTCTGGACTAGCCCTTTACGCTGCTCGTTGACTTCTGCAAGAAGAATGCGGCCTGCGTAGCTGTTTCTGAGGTATGTGGGCAGAAGGTTGGATATCTCTTTTTGGAACTCCTGCTCGTCAGCATTGAGGAACGTTGTGGCATCCATATTGAAGTGCTCAGCAATTGCGTTTAGAGGGGCGTTGAGCTTTCCTTTGATGTTGCCTTTCTCGTTTATCTTTTGTAGTCGCAATCCTGCTGCTAATGTCTTCTGTCCGTCTTCGATTGCCTTGGCCGCTTGTTGACGAACGGGAGCGTTTTCTGTTTCGTAGTGACGCTCAAGGTCTTTTTGTTGTTTGACGCGTTCGTTATGCTCTTTTCGAGCCGTTTCGTTGATTTCGTGCTGAACTTTAGAGACACGGCTCCTTCGAAGGTCTTCGACTGTTGGTGCTGGTTTAAACTCTAGTTTGGGCTCGAAGATGGCACCGCTGTTGGGTAGTCCTTCGGGGGATGGTTGGCTCTCTGATTGGTCAAGTGGGTTGCCTTGTATAGGCATTTTGGTGGAAACCTCTGTGCCCTGTCTGGCTGCCATGCTATCACGGGGGCTAGTTGGGCCATTGCCTGTCTGATTATAGCTGTCTGCGTTGGGTCGAGCTTCGTAGGAGTGTGTGGTGTCGTAGCCTGGTGTGTTATGCTGCGCATACTGTGGTGCTGTGCCAACGGGGCTATTAGCGGGCACATAGGGGGCATTAGCGGCCTGTTCTTTAGATAGATTTTCTAGCAGGGAAACACCTACCTTCTCTGACATGGCCCCTGATCGAACGGCTTCAATGATGTTTCTGGGGTCTCTGAACGCCTCTGGATCGTTTTTTAGAAGCTGAGCCACCCTAGACTGTTGCTGTTGCTGTAATCGCTCCTGAGCACCCTGCTTGATTAAACGATAGGACTGGGATATCCCCTGCAAGGCGGAGGTTAGTGCTGTGGGACGATTGTTGGCAGGAAGTATAAACATGCCTGATTGTAACATGTTATTAGATTAATCGGTATCCTCCTCGTAGAGGGGTAGTGTCTCAGTTTGAACGGCCTACTTCTCGTTGACGCTGCGCATACTGATGTGTATAGAAGCGGATCGTGCAGACAAGGATCGTCGAATGACAGCAAAAAATTGATCTACCTGAACATTAGGGCCGCATCCAAAAAAATCCACAAAAGCTACGCCCTCTTCAGGATAAGTGTGCATGCTACAGTGAGACTCGCTTAAAAGCACAAGGATTGAAACTCCAGCATTTTCACTGGCAGGCCCAAATTTGTAAGATAGGCTTTCCAGAACAGTGGCCCCAGCTGCTGTAGAAGCTTCTATACATAAGCGATGAAGGAATGGCTTGTCAGACAACAAGTCAGCGTCACACCCACCTAAATCAGCCTGAAAATGAACTCCTTTGGGGAGACACTCGCAGGATGCGTAGCAGCAGGTATTCGCAGTGGTATTCGCCGGATGCACAGCAGGATCCGCAGCAGGTAGCGTAGCAGGTAGCGTAGCAGTTTGCAGGATGATAGCATGGAATATGATCACGGCTGCAAAACCGAAGACCAGCAGATAGGTAAGCCATAAGTCCCATAACAACGATGACTGTTTTGTCATTAATCTGGGTGATTGACCCATTGCGCTAAGTTAACATATGTGTTATTCTATATGTTAATAAGAGGTGCCTTTTGAAGAATATTACCATACAGCAATTTCTTGAGCAATTCCCCACTGACGATGCATGCTTGGATCACATCATGCGTGTTCGTTTTGGGTTTAACTGTAAATGCCCAAAATGCGAGCAGGACACTAAGTTCTATCGCGTAAGGGCAGAGCGTTCCTATGCCTGTCAGCGATGTGGATGGCATGTTTTTCCCTGCGCTGGCACTCCTTTCCAAGACTCTCGCACGAAACTAACTCTCTGGTTCTATGCGATATATCTGTTCTCAACAAGTCGTCATGGGGTGCCTGCAATGGAATTAAAGAGGCAATTGGGAGTCACCTACAAATGTGCATGGAGGATAGGACAACAGATTCGCAAATATATGGCAAAAGTTGATGGCAATCCAACATTAGGGACTCCTGACAAACCTGTGCAAGCTGATGAGACATACGAAGGTGGGAAAAAGAAAGGCAAGAGAGGTCGTGGAGCAGAAGGAAAAACCATCTTATTTGGCATGCTGGAGCAAGGTGGTGATATTGTGACTCGTGTGGTAGCAAGCGTGAGAAGAGTCTGCCTACTGCCAATCATCAAGGAAACCATTGCAGAAGGAACCACAATCCACAGCGACGAACTACGCTCTTATTCGACCATCAGCGAACATGGATATGCCCACAAGACTGTCAATCACAGCAAAGGGGAATATGCAACTAATGGAGTGCATGTCAATGCGTTAGAGGGATTTTGGGCTAGACTTAAACTATCGATCAGAGGAACCCACGTCCATGTCTCGTCTAAGCACCTTGCAAAGTATGCGGGGGAATTTGCTTACCGTTACAATCGTCGCCATCACCCTGAGAAGATGTGGGAGGAGCTACTGGCTTGTTTTTGACCATAGCTTCGAGTGTTCTGTTAAATACTTCTTTGTCAGCCTTTGGATGTTTGTTGCACTGATCGTTCATTGCGATTTTTTTGTGAACCAAATTTCGAAAGAGCAATCAGGAGGAATATTTGTAAGAACTATATTGGCTACACGAGAGTTAATGGACGAACATGTTTTAACTGGGCATAATGTGCTCTCTTTTGGAATAACTGACAACAAAAGACAACGATCTTCTATTGGGACATCAAATACAACAAAAAATATCGCCTGTTTAGGCTGACCATTAACATGCAAAGAAACCATCAAATCAGCAGGAGAATTCTGCACCATGTTAACTTGGACGCTTGGCTCTCCCCATATATTTGATTTGTCACACAAATTAATCCCTCCTTGGTTCACCTGATATTTAACATAAGTATCCTCGCTTGTTTGTTTTCTTGTTGATGTTATTTTTAGGCATATGCGAATTAAAACAAAAACCAACAACCCAACAATGCCATAAGAAAACGGCGCATATTGCTTTGCAGCATCTGTTAAATACGAAAGAACAATCATTAAAAAAGCTCCTGCCCCTGCATACCCATAATTTTCCAGCCACGCAAAAAATGCAGCTTTTCCCCAATAGCCAATGTGATTTCTGGACGACACGACAAGACCTCTTTTGCTAAGATTTTTAACACAAATTTCTTAGACAAATCTTATCTCTAATCACAACTTATGTCAAGGGGTCAATTGCCTTAATCTGCGTTACCCTTCTTAATAAACTCTACTATCGGGCCAATGATGCTTTGGGTGTTTGCCCAGTAGGCACTAATTGTCGCTAATGACTGATGTTTGACTTCAGAGAGCATAAGGTTCAGGTAGTCTTCTAGGGAAGGCAGTCGGTATCCTGCTATCGGGTTATCCGTTCCACCTGGGTCTTCGTACAGTTGCGACACAAGCATGTCTTCGCGGGTATTTAGGTCGGGAACCATATATTCTAGAAGCATTCTGCTAACTAACTCTATGGTTAAAACTCCAGTTTGCACGGTGATTAGATATCTATTCTCGTCGCCTATCGTGTGGTGTAGGACAGCGATCGTATAGAAGTCGTTATAGCTGTTTCCTGCGTTAACAATAGCGCATGTCGAAATGTCTTTAATGCTCGGATGTGGCCCAATGGTAAAGACAAACCCCTGGTCGGGGACAGCATCTATTTTTAGGGGAATGCCTCTAACGTGGAGTAGGACGAATAGAGTTTGGAAAGAGCTGTATTGCATGCGGGGAGGGTATACATCGAGGTGAAACCTGATTCCGCGCTCCAGATTGACCATGTCTCGTTTAGTTAGCTCAGATGGAATGTCGGGAATCATCAGTTACTCCTGTTTTTGGGTAAATATCCTTGGCCTTTTAGGAACTTTTGATACGAAAGGGGAGTGTCACCAACCCTCTTGCCGATGTGCCTGCCGAAGGTCAGTTTTGAGTCTAGTGTTAACATGTCAGAGGGCTCTTCTGGCGCTACGCAACCCGCTGCGCATACTGTGGCCTGGATATCGCTCGCTGCGCATACTAGCGTTTCTAATAAATCCTCGTCGGTTAAAACTCCAGATAAGGGTTGGTTATCTAAATCATAGCGACAGCGCATAGCCTCGCCAAATGCTACGCCCTCTTCTGATCGAGGTTGCTGCGCATACTGGCGCAAGTGACAGAGCGGGTTGCGTAGCTGTTCGTCCTGCTGCCTCTGCTGCGCATCCTGAGAGCTAGTATCCGACACAGTTTGCGTAGAAACCTCTATTGACTGCTGCGCATCCTGAAATTCTCCTCTTAGCCTGTTAAGGTCGATCAGAAAGAAGATCTGAAGGATGATAATTAATAGACCGAGTGACAGTAGAACATATAGTAGCACGGTGCCCCCCATGGAAACTGCTGGTTGGTGTTAGAGCTAGCTTAGTATATGCATTTTTTTTTAGCTAACTATATATTTGATAGATCTCGATAGGGAAAAGCAAGGTACCCCCGTCAAGCAAATCTTTTGAAAAAAGCAATCTTTATATCGAATTTATGGCAAAAAACAAGCAAATGATTTGTTTAAACGTTGAAATAGACGGGTGTCTAAGTCGTGATGATCCAGTTGTTGGTCGAGGAGTATACGTCAGGGCATATTGATGACTGTTGCCCTGAGAGACATGTGTGGGTGAATAACGATGCGCATTGCCTGATAATATCAAGTGAGGGCATTATGTTGTTGGCTCTTGGGCATGCTGTGGGGCGTTGGCTCTTGATATTATGCCCTGAGCGTGGTGTGTGCGGGCTACGGCAACAGGCGACCCTCGAACATCGGCGACTAACCTCGCCGCTCCTCTCGGGCCGCTGGCCTCCGCCCTAGGCGTAGCGGTGTGCGTGGCGTGGTGCCCGTTGGGCGTGGTGCTAAAAGCGTGGTTGCATCTAACACATCTAACCGAAGTCATAACCGAAGTCATAACCGAAGTCATAACCGAATATTTATTCTTGCCGATACGCAGATATACTTTGCCGCGGCGTTGACTAATATAATGCTGTGTGTTATCGTACATCTGTGGCTGCGCATACTTTCGTGAAAGATATATATATAGGAGTGCTCATGCATTGTTCAGGAAACAACCGATATATCGTTGATGGCGTTAATGATATCATTGCTGACGTGAGAGAGCTTGGTCGACGACGAGGCGTTAAATTGTCTTATGCTGATGTCTTTGACTGTATCTTTTTGCGTGATGGCTGGGATTACGTGGAGCGTCTTATTGATGACTACCGTGAAGATCCTGATGTCGTGAGTGTTCTCGTGATGTTTGTTATGGATGATATTAAATTAGGAGTTAAGTGTGGTTAGAAATAATTACGAACCGTTGATGGCGTTGATAAGAGAGAGCAGCAAGGAGCAATTGTGCTGGTTGGCTACGACCACTGAGGATCTGTCAACATTCTTTTACTATGACAAGCGTCGTACTCAGCATGCGGGTTTGAATCCAAGTGAGTTTCGCGATGTTGTTGACTTGATAAAGCTCAAATCGGGCATCACTTCGGACGTGGAGAGGGTTGTTGGATGTTTATTAATGATTTCTAAGGGTTGTCTTAAGCTAGCTGGTCTTAAAAAGTGGCAAGATTTATCGGGAGGGGTTTAATATGAGTCGTATTAGTTATACCAGGGTTTCTACTGAAGATCAGGATTTGGAGCGTCAGGTCGAGGCTATTAACTCCTATGGCAAGGTAGATGTAATGTATTGTGAGAAGCTTTCTGGCAAGGAGGGTGTTCAACGTCCTGTATTTGAGAAGATGTTGGCAACGCTTAAAGAGGGTGATGTCGTTGTCGTTCACACCATAGATAGGTTTGGTCGCAGCTTAGGGGATTTTATCTCCAACACCAACATCATCAAATCTAAGGGGGCTTCTTTAGAGATAGCTAGCATCGGGCTTGTGTTTGGAAATAACATTTACACAGATGCGATGTTCCAGATATTGATGGTCTTTGCTGAGCTAGAGAGGAACATAATCTCTGAGCGCGTTAAGGGTGGGTTAGCAATAGCCAGGAGAGCGGGTAAGTGCAAGGGGAGGAAGCCTAGTATCACTGCTGCTGAAATGGAGGCGATTTTGTTGATGAGAGCTGATGGGATGTCTTTTGCTAAGATAGGGGAAGAGTTCGATGTCAGTGCCTCGGCTATACAGAAGGCCATTAAGAGGCAGGAGATGGGGTTGTTGGAGATAAATAAAGAGTTCTGGGCAGGATCCGCAGCAGGTAGCGTAGCAGGATTCGAGGTAGCAATATGAGCTTAGTAACATTTATTTTCGTGGGATTAATGTTCTATTTTGTTTTGGAGCGTTACACGAAGCCCGAGGAGCCATGGGATATATAAGCCGTCTATATGATTTTCTTTTGGATAGAGTTGAAGAGTCTCCTCTATATAACACCATGTCCACCAAGCGTAAGTGGGAGTATGTTATGTCCACGGCTGAGATGGTGGTGCGGGCTTATTTCTTAACCGACGGTTTTAAGAAGCACTGGAAGAAAGGACGCTATGAGGAACTTTATGAGGAGTTGACAGTTCTTATTGGAGGCAAACAGTACATGCCTGAATTCATTAGATATCTTGCCCACATTTGCTATGAGGTCTTCGAAGGCCCAGATATGTAAAAAGAGGGATCTTGAGGGACTTTGGTTAGATGTGTTAGATGTTTTCTTACTCCCAGCCACACAGACACATTATATTTATTTATATTTCATTTTAGAAATGAGTATAAGAATATCTAACAGAACTAACCAAAGCCCCTCAAGATCTCTCCTTTTTTGTTAGCCCCTATTTCGCCTTAGCTAGAATATTGCTGTTTGTGCTATTTAGTTGTAGTGTAGCACAAAAAAAAGGGGGCGTGATGCCATCAAGGATATTTGATCTTACCATCACTGGGTACGAGCATGATCGTATAGGCTCTGTAAAAGTTATGTTTTCTTTTGAGCAGATGACTGGACACTGCGATTGCATTAAGGGAGACGGTGGTTTGGAGGTGGGCAGGGTTATTGTGTATGACGGCAATAGCCATTACGATCTTGTGTGCCGAGATATAGTACGCTACTTTTTCTGTAAAGATATTTTAGATTTTGCTGAAAAAGTTTTTAGCGATAGTCCATCCCCAACGCAGGAAGAATCATATCTTATCCATGCGGACATTTCGAAGTTCACAATACAATTTACAACTATTAACAGGGTTAAAGTGTATTGTGGAGGATTAAAACCTATCCTATCTTTTTACCGCAACGAAAGCTGCACTCCTTGGAGCGTTGGTGATCAAGACTTTAGACTACGATTAGGCTGGCTTCCTTGTGCCGCAGGTTTGATCAAAAAGTTAACAGAAGAAATAGACAAAAAACTGTCTGACAAAAAAAATCCTCCTGATGCCCCTTTTGCATGTTTAGAGCACTTGCTACTTAAAATCAAAAGAGGCGAAGTTTTAATTGGTGAAAATGATGGATCTGATGGTGTTAACGTATTAATTGGAGATTGGCAGCTTATCGTGTCGATAGATCCAAAAAATAAGGCCATTAGGAGCGTTAAAGAGGTGGGTGCATTTTTTTATCAGGGGCTGGACAGTTTAAGTGACTTAGAAGAATGGCTTGTTATTCGCGCCCTTCAGCCATTTTTTTCTAACAGCATCAGTACAAACATTGTTTTCTAAATATTGTGTTAGAATATATAACCACCACCAGGCAAACCGAAATCCCCGCCCATCTTTCTAATAGAGGTATCCTGTTGCCTCATGTTGGCACGAGAACCACGACTTCCACTCCCAAAGCCTTCGGCTATCTTAGCTGCCCAGTTGGAGGGCATAACATCCGATACAATAGAAGCGATAGAGGGCAGACCGTTGCGCATAAAGTTACTCCACCCTCCTTCAGGCTCTTGTAAGAATCCGTGCTGATAATCCTGAGTATTCATAAGCTGACCGTTGAGCCCTAGAAGCTGAGAGATTGCTGAGGATTGCATATCTTCACGTCTAGCTGCTAAGTTCTGCCCTAGACCCTGAGAGGCCGATGCTAGAGCGTTATTTAGACCAGAGCCTTTCTGACCGCCAAACCGCTGCATGATCCCAGGCAATATATCCTGGTTAAAACGATTCATCTGGTTCTGTTTATAGGCTTCCATATTGCCGTTGTCAGAGAATTGCGCCATCTGGGAGAGCGAGTTAATAGCTTTGTTGGTTATCGGGCTTAACTGCTGCATCTGATCACGCAAGGCTTGTCGTCCTAAGTCGTTGCCCACAGGCACTTGTACTGGCTGGTAGCCTTTTATCTTAGCTGTCATTTTTTACCATAGATTCGATTGCTATTTTTGAAATTCTTCGTTCTTTCTGCTCTGCTAATATTCTGTCACGGTTTTTTGTGTAGAACCTGTTGGCGCGGCGCGTGTTGCTGATTTGGTATTTGAGAAGAGATTGGCCGTCGAGAGTCTTCTTGCTCCTTCTGATAGCTAGGCCTGCTTCGAATTTAAAAGTCCTGATTATAGTCTCTATCTTTCTGACGACTGTCTTTAGATCCGTAGTATGCGCAGCAGTATGCACAGCACTAGTGAACTGGGATATTCTGTCGACTAAATCAGCCATTGTGAGCTGTGCTATCTGTTGCGTCATTCTGCGATACCTCTTGTGCTAGCTTTCTTATTGGAGCCATGAGCATACCCACGTCCAGATTTTCGTTTACATGTTCGCCGAAGAAGGTCTCGTTTACACATTTAAGAACGGCTAGGTTTGCTATGGCTGTCTTGGGATCTTCTAATAGATCTAACATCTGCTTATATCTAACCGACAAACCCTCGGCCTTAGCTAGATCTACCAACTGCGGGTCAAAGGCTGCTCCTAAATAGCTGCTTATAGACTTGGCTGTCACATAAGAAAACTTCTCGTCGTTACTTAACAAGACCCGAGGCCACCTTATGCTCCAAGAACCAGCAGGAAAACCGTCACATAGATGCAGTAGATAGAGATTAAAGACCATGTTTTCATGCAAGTGCCGAGTAAAGACCATAGTATGCGCAGCCTGGCATCCTCCGTATTTGCTGTTGCTTTGTATATAGCGTTATTATATATGTTAATCTATCACGATGTCCACCCATAAATTAGGTATTAGATGCACAACATTATCTCAGAACAAACCTTAGCTTATGCAGAATCAGCCTTCTCAACAGAGACAACATTCTCTAAAATTCTTAAGAACGAACCCTCGGTAATCTTTAGAATCGTCAGCGAAATCAAGATGGGCTATGAGTTCTGGAAAAAATCTAGTGCCACAGAAGGCGCCGAAGTTACAAAAGAAAAACATGTGTTCCGACCCGAAGACAAATCTAAAGCCATTAAGTTAAAAGAACCCCACGATGATAACATTGCTCCTTTTCTGTTTTTCTGCGCTTACCTCCCAGCTAAGAAAGTTCTGCAAATAATAACCGTCCAACAACGCGCTATATTCGAAGATATCTTAGCCACCTATAGGAAATTCCAGCCCGAAAATGTCTACGACTTCGCCACATGTCGCGTGCAAAAGAACATAATCAACGGACAAAACAGATATGCCTTTGACCTCATAACCACCATGGACAAAAACTTCACCACACAGGTAGCCAGGTCTGATCTTCCAGAAGAATGTATAGAGCTAATGAAGATAATGCCCTTCAATCTCGATAACATATACCTAAAACAAGATGCATTCTGTGCAATTTAACAACGAAGTAGACTGGCTATCATGGAGATCTAAGGGCATCGGAGCCTCTAGTGCAGCCACGCTATTCGACTCTAATCCTTTCGAAAGCAGGCTAGACCTGTGGAAAAAGCTCAGAGGCTCTACACACAAGAAGTTCGAGACGCACAGAATGGCCAAAGGAAAGGATCTAGAGGCCCTACTGTTCCCTGAATTGAGGCGAGTGTACAAAATAGACATAGAAGAGCAGATGTGCCTAGAACACCCTCAAATGCCCTACATACGCGCCACCCTAGACGGTATCAACACCGCACACGCCTGTCTTTGGGAAATGAAGTTCATCGGGGATTACGAGAAATACATGGACATGAGGTATATACCTAGGGCTCACCAACTGCAAATACAACAACAGCTACTCCTAGCAGAAGCCTGCTTTCCCACTAACGGAACGGGCCGAACCTGGAAAGCTTTCTATATCTATTCTAATGGCATTGGCCCGAAAGGTATCGACTGGAAGGTCATCGAAGAATCTCCAGATCAACAGCTACAACAAAAAATAATAGAAAAAATAAACTCCTTCTGGCAAACACATGTCATCGGCGGAATCCCTCCCGAAGCTTCTCCTGTTGACGCGATAGAACGCAACGACAAAGAATGCGCAGAGAGATGTAAACGCCTAAGATACCTAATGCCCCTAGTAGAAGAGGCAGAACAGATTAAGAACGAACTAAAAGAGCTAGGGGCAGACACTCCCTTTCGGTGCTCGGGTGTAAATTATTCTTTTAACACAAAGTTATCTACGGCCCGATACAAGACTATCTGTGAACATCCTGTGGTGCTAAAAGCCTTGGAAGACAATGGCATGTCGATAGACGATTTCAGAGATGCTCCGATAGTTCAAAAACGTATATGGATAGACAAATGACCACAGAAGAAGAATGACAACAACAATTAACCTAGTCCCTGGAGCTCTGGAGCAGAGTTTTTCAGCAATCACTAGCTGCTTGTTAAAGTGCGGAACCTTCTATGTTAAAGACAGCAGGCTGGTAAGGCTCATCACAGACCTCTATTACCTCAGAGAAGTCGACAGCATTTACTTAGCAACCTTTCTGTCACAAACGGTCAAGTTTACCAGGAAAGATAGGTCTAGCAAGATCCACCATGTCGACTGCCCCGAATCTCTATGCAGGTCTTATCTCTCTCTTGGCCAATGGCCACTTCCACATATATACGGTGTTATCACTGCGCCCACCATAAAGTCTAACGGCAAGCTTCTGACCACCGAAGGCTTTGATGAAGATTCGGGCCTATATCTTCACCTGGGCCCCGAGTTCGATGACTTTAACCTGCCAGAAACAGACTACGCAAACGGCGATGCCAGACAGGCTTTAGAAGAGCTATCCCGTCTAGTGAGTGACTTTCCATTTAGAGACAAGCCTAGCCTCTCTGTAGCCCTTTCTGCGGTGTTGACTGGCTTGGTGCGTAGATCGATACCTACAGCTCCGTTACACGCTTTTACAGCCCCTAAAATGGGCACAGGCAAGTCTTTGCTAGCGGCTGTCGTCTCTCTGATAGTAACGGGCCGAGAAACCTCTGTAATCTCCCAATCAACAAACGAAAGCGAAGAATCCAAACGCCTGTTAGCTGTGCTCCAAGATGGCGACCCGATCGTCTGTATCGACAATATAGAGAGACCCTTTGGATCTTCGACGTTGTGCTCTATACTCACAGAGACCACCTACAAAGGCCGAGTTCTTGGTAAGACACAAACAGCTATATACCCCACATCAATACTTTTCATAGCCACTGGCAACAATCTAATTTTCCAGGGGGACATCAGCACTCGTGTGGTTCTTAGCAGTCTAGATGCCGAAGTGCAAAAGCCTGAAGAACGTGTATTCGAAGTAAACCTGCACACTTACATCCCCGAAAACAGGAGCCGACTGGTTAGATGTGCATTGACAATACTACACGCCTACAATCAAGCAGGAAGACCCAAGCAAGCCTTTAAACCCTTTGGAAGATTCGAAGAGTGGAGCAACTGGATACGATCATCGCTAGTGTGGGCGGGGGCTGCTGATCCGTGTGCTAGCAGAAAACAACTCGAAGACGATGATCCCGTGAGAGTAACATTATCTAGAACATTAGATGCCTGGTGGAAGCTCGTGGGCTCTTTTGAATTCCGCATAAAAGATGTCTATAACAAAGCCATGCTGGAAGGCAACGATGCTATATTAGAATGCTTCTCAGAAATCTCTAATACGCCACTCAAAAACGGGAACATCTGCCTAAAGAGGATTGGACAATACTTAAGAGCCAACAACAGGCGCATAGAGGGCGGTTACAGGGCTATAAGGTGTGGCTCATACCAAAATGCAGATACCTGGAAAGTAGAGCAAGTCTAACAAAAGGATTACCAATGCTCGAGGAACTAGAAAAGTTAGCATCTCAAATAGAGAAAGAAGTCACCACGTTCTACACGTCAATAATACTCATGGAAAAAGACTTCTGCGACGAATATCTGGGCAACTACATGTCGCGATTTAGAAATGGACTCGAAGATATGTGCAAAACTATAGAAGAACCCGCAGA